AGCCATGCCCTTTTACGTCATTAATCCGGCATCTATAAACGCCCTCGACGCGCGCTTTCTCCTGGAGTTGCCGATAGAATTCGTGATATGCGTTAATCGTTTCAACGCTGAAGATTTTAACGTTAAATTTCTTAATTTTTTCGATACAGACATCGATGAGTGTGTGCGGTTGCTCTTTCGTCGCATATTCGTCGAGCACAAAAATTAAGCCGGTAGGCGCGTGCTTACCGACGATGATAATTGCGTTATAGTCCGATCGTTTATTCTTGCCCATTGCGATATCCCATGCGCCAACGATATACAAATCACGCATTGGAATCTTTTGCTCTTCGTACATAATATAGGCGTTATTGTTTTCGTAGTAATAATGATACTTCGCGTAATTTTCCGGAAAAAAGAATTGCTCGTCTTCGCTGAACGCCAGGTTTCGATACTCCGAATTGTATGCCCGCGTGCCCATGTTGACCTTTTCGTGCATCAGCGCGCGATAGGTCCACCGCCAAGGCCACGCAAGTTCGATGCCGGCCTCCAGTTCCTCGCGGTGTGCATTATAAAAGGCGTCGACCTCTTCCATCGACTCGGACCGCGCATACACTTCGCAATATTCATCCCATAGCTTCGGATTTGCCGGCTCGCTAATGACTGCGCCATGAAAGGACGACTTGAAGTCCTTCCGCTTGAGCACGTGATTCAATAGACCGGTCGCGCTGACCATCGTTCCGACTAGTACAATGGCGGTCGCCTTCGAACCGATCGGCACCACTACCGAGTTAAACCAGTGAACGAGTTTTTCCCGCGCTTCCTTTGTTCCCTCGTTGTTCATTGACGACGGATCATCGATTATTACGAGATCGGGCCGGACTGCTCCGTGTCTCTTACCGCGAAGCTGTTTACCGGAAGACGACGCCTCGACTAGCGTATTGCTCAGCGTTATAAACGCCTCTTCGTTGTCCTTTTCATTTCGCGAATTGGATTCGTGCATTAGGACGCCAAAGTCTTCGCGCAAAAGGGCGTTGTATTTGAGCTGTTTATTGACCCAGCCGATTAGCTTTTTCGATAACGAGTCGGTTTCGGATATGATAAGCACGTATTTGCGCCGCCTAAATACGACCTGATGCAACGGAAAGGCGTTCGAGAACATGCCGGACTTTGAGTGGCCCCGGGCTGCCGCGATTGCCAGGCGAGCATTCCGCTCATCCGCGTTTACATGGTCGCAAAGGTTAAAGAACTCGCGATGGATGGGCGCAATTAGGTCGATTGGATCGTGCGGTGTGCCATCGTCGTTGTTTCGGATAACGTTGTCCTCATTTGTCGCATTCGCTCCATCGCTCAGATATGCGTAAGTGAAATAGGCGACGTCGGTTTCCGCTCGGTGCACGCGCTTAAGCCGCGCTAGTTCCGCTTTATCAGCGCGAAAGGTATCGACATGGTAATCGGTTGCTTTGCCAGCTTTGATGGCGGTGGCTAGCTTGCGGACACGTTCCGTTAGTAAGTCGATCCTACGCTGACGCTCCGGTCTGTCGAGCCATTCTCCGTTAATATATGCCATTTTGCGCCCTCCTTTCGTTTAGTTCGCGATATGTATCCGGTATGGCTAACGCTAGGCATCCGTTAGGGACCGGTTGAGGCGTGGCGCCCCGAGTTCGAAAAATTATGCGCTAATTGAAAACGTCAATCCCGCCGCCTGGCGCAGGGTGGCTTGGGGGGGGTCCGCGATTCGACACCAGCGCGCTGTATACGAACGCATAAGTATGCAAACATTATTACGTAAAATAATGATTTGACGTAATGAAGCGATAGTTAAACGTTATCACATCAACGTCTGATCACTACGCAGATAACAAGCGTATGCAATACTTTATACATCGTTGATATACCGCTGTTATTAACGTAGTAGCTGTGATTATTTCCCTACGTTTATGTATACTTCGTTACGTTTAACCCATCGAGTTTCGACAAGGCGTCCGCTCCGGTGGCTTCGTGTTGATGCGGAGTACCCTCGCTATATAAGCGCCCGCCTATTCGTTAGGCTATCGCAATACCCTGCGTTAGTTATCCACACGCCCGTTACGCTGCATTACCGCTATTCCTACGCAATGAGACGAGTTTCTTCTATATAGATATACTCCGTATTTACTTACGTAATAGTAAGCGATAATGTGACGTTGGAAAACGGTGCTTATGATCGCCATCGCTAACGTCAATATCTCCGTTCTTATACACACCATCTACCGTAAAGATACCTACATATGATACGTAAACTAAATCGCCGGCAACCGGAAGTCTATCCGTTACCCTATCGTAGTTAGCGAATACATAGCGCCAATCCTGCGTTCTTTCAACTAACGACATCTAAACCCTCCCATTCCGCATTCTTAACGTAATATGTATTACGCAATATTACCTCTTCACTCTATATACCGCGAAACATCGCAAAATGTAGGTTAATTACCGTTTAGCATTCCGCATTCACAACCGTATGGTCTTACGACCATAAAACCTTGTAGTCCGGCGCTGCCGTCCTACTATCCTTATATTGCATTATCCTTTTTCGCTAAAGGCGTCGAACGTTAGTGAGGCGCAGGCTTGTGTTAACAAGACTAAGAAATAACTTTGCGCCTAAAAACGCTGAATCCCTTGCGGCAGTAAGGCGCAACCCACTTTTTGCGTGTGCGAATAAAGTCGTACTTTTTGCCGATTTGTGCGAATAAAGTCGTACTTAAAAGGCGCCCACCAACGGACGCCCCTCCTTATTTCTTAACGTTAAACATCGCCTGCAACGTTTTGTCGGGCTCATTCTTACCGCGATAGAAAACGCTGGGATTAAACGTATACCTTTCCGGCTCATTGCCGACTCTAATCCGTGCCACTACGTACTCACCGTCGAACTTCATTGCAGGCAGTCTGCGCCCTAATGTGTCCGGATTAACGCCGATCGCCTCCGCCAGCTCCTTCCGATTAAACCAGGATATTTTAAGCGGATTCTTTTCGAAAGGATTTTCGCAGAGTGCATTCGTCTCCATATGCACAAACGGAAGCATTCGGTAAATAAGACCGATATCGGCCGCCTTAACCTCGCGGTAAACACGCTTAATTTTCGTGGTATACGACTTGACGACGAACTCATTGCCGAAGTTGCCTCGGAAGTGGTAGCGCTCATTCACCGCGTACGATCCGTCCTTTTCGATAATGATTCCGTGAGTAACGCACGCTTTGTAAAAGTCGTAGAATGTTCTCGGCTTCTTATCGAGCTGCAAAACGGTCTTCATGTCCGCCTTAGTCATCGGAATCTTTTTCTTGCCGATCACTAGTGTGCCTCCGTCATAATCGACGTAACACTGTAGCAGCATTAAATATCCGCATTGTGCCGTTGTTAACGCGTCGTATACTTCGTGTAGATTGCGCATGTTTGATGCGGTAAAGTCGACTTGCTTGCCTCCTCGCCACTTTTGCGCCTCCTGTTCCTCTTTATACGCCTCAGATTGTTTTAGACTTACGACTTTGTGCGTGTACGCTGGCGCTGAGATACGTCGTTCTCCATTTTCGTCAATGTACGAATAGACGTCTTTAAAGTAGCGGCTTTCGTTGGTTTTCATTTAAAACTCCCCTTTTCTCCATAATAAAAAGCCCGCCGAAGCGAGCACTAGTTATTGCGGTTTTTATTCGTAGTACGCATTAGTCAATTCTTGGTTTCTTAGGTAACTCACCTGTAGAGTCGATAAGTCCAATCCAATACCCATCTACTTGGACTATCTTTTCAGCAGAAACCGAAGCGTACCAAATACTACCTTCGTCTAAGTCTGTTGAAAACTTTTCAATAGCTTTTTCTTCTGTTTCTGCCACAACTAACCCAAACGGTTCATAGTCAATGGCACTTGCACTACATAACCATAACTTCATTTCATTACCCCGTTTCCGCTTCTCTTTTTCCCGTTTTTATAGCCCCATATATAAGCTTGAGTAACACCTATTATATAAAGCACCGAAATTACCCAATGTGACATTTCTTTACTCTCCTCTATGTCGTTATATGGATCAACTGTGCAGCAGGCGCCGAAACGCCCGCCGTTAAAATACCCCTTCACTATATAGCCCGCTAAACGCCATAAAAAGGCGTATGTCTAATTACCCATTTTTATGATAATGACGGGCTGCACCTTCGTGA